GACTTTGCATCCACCCTGATACGCAGTCACGCGAATATAACATCACTTCTTGGTTTGTGTCACGAGCGATTAGACAACTTCGGAAAGATACTGAAGTTAAAGCAATCATTTCTTATGCTGATTCAGATTACCATTCTGGTACAGTTTATCGTGCTTGTAACTTTAAATATGCAGGTCTCACAGACCCTAAAAAAGATTTCTATTATTCAGACGGAACTAAACACTCTCGTGGAAAAGTAAAAGGTGCTGAAGGAGAATGGAAAGACCGCTCCCGCAAGCACCGATATGTGATGATGTTTGATAAGAATCTAGAACTCTTATGGGTTTGATGCTCTAGTATTTTCAGTTCTGATTAATTTATTATCCACATATTGCGATGATTTATCATAAGTCATCGCTTTTCTTGTATCTGTAACTACTTGTTGTAGATATCTTGGTTTAAGGACATAGATACTACGCTTTTCATTATTTTTTAAGACTTCATATTCATAGTTGCTCACACCAATTACTGGATTTAATGTTGCCAATGGGTTGCTTGGATTAGGAATGGTAAAAGTTGAATCTACAACTTTACCTGCAGGAAGAATTAATCTACCTCTACTATCTTTGACTTCAGTAGTTTCATAATGATGTACAGCATTTAAATCAGTTCCATATATTGACTCTGCATAATCATAAACATCCTTATCAGAAAGTGGCCATTGGTCTCTAACTCTTGTAATACCTGAACTTACAAGAACTACCCAATCGTACTGAGAACTTCCATAAAGTTCTTTTGCTACTGTTTCTGGACGAGCACCATCTACAATCTGATACTTATCGAAGATTGTAAAGACATTTTGTAAATCGTCACGAAGTTTTACACGACGAAATAGATTCTTAACAGTCAAATACTCATCAGATGCTTTGCGATCTGATAAGAATGATTGATATTCTAGATTTGGTAATTCTCTAAAGTAAGACATTAGTATCCAACTCCTTTATCCGAATTCTTATAATCTTCTGCAAAGATTGGTGTAAGTTCTTGGAAATTTAAAGTCATAATCATATGAACTGGAGTAGCATCAGCATAAGTCGCATAAGTTCCGGAACCAGTATAATTAACACTCATACCTTTGAGAGCACAAATTTTAAACTTATTTAAGAATGGATGTGGATTTGCACCACTCATATATTGAATTCTAAAGACATTTGGTGCAGTTAAAAATAATCCAGCAGCACCTTCAAATGCCGCCCCCTTTTTAACTGCACTGTTGATTTTAAATGCCCTAATAATTTCTTTAATTTCTTTCGATTCTTTTTCTGAACGTGGAACCATATCAAATCCAAAAGTAAAACCCGGTCTAAAAGTTAATCCTTGAAATATAAGTTCGATATTTGAGTTTGCTACAATCCCACCAATCCTAGATGAAAGTTCTCCTGGTTTTATACTTGAATTGAAAAGAGTATTCACTGCTAATCCTATTGCTCCTGCTTGTATTCTTTGTTGAGCGGTTCCAGATTTTGCTGCTTTAGTAACCTTTTCCGTCAGATCTTTAATTTTTTGTATTCCTTCTCCCATTGAACTGGTTTTTAAAAGTTCAGCACTAGCACTAATTAATCCGGAGCTAATTGGATTAAAACCACTCTCACCCCACTGAGCACCATTACTATCCCCTATTCCATCTGGAATAGGAAGAATGATTGTTTTTATGGGAACTTTTTTGCCATAATCTACATCATCAGAAGTTGCTAAAGCCAAAGAACCTGGAGAAAATCCAAGACCAGGTGCTTGATAGTCTAAAATATCAATCTTTAAATAATCATCAGATTTATCAAGTTTCTTTAGTGGATATCGTAGTGGCTCAGACATTTATGTTTTCTAATTATTTAGTTCTAATGTTACTAAAAGGCAGTCTTCGCAAATCTTCAATTTCCGTATTATAAACCTCATACATTCCTCCAGCAATTTCATCCCATGTATATTGTCTAGATTCTCCCCAATGATAATTTAACCCTTTAAATCCCCAGTTGAATACATTAGTTACAGCAACAAGAGGATTCTGATCATATCTTATGCCAGTGGTTTTAGCATTATAAACAAAGATATAAAACTTACCAACTTTTGGAGGTTCTTTACTTTCGGACAAAATATCCATTAATTCAATCATTAAGTCGTCAGAATTTTCTGTTCCAATAAGTTTTTTTACTAGAGGACTGATACGATTTATTTTTCCCCTATCTTTTAGAGTCTTTCTCGGCATTACTTAATCTCATCCTTATTGATAAATTTTCCACCTCTTTTAAGGATAAGATATCTAGAAAGTCCTGTTTTTTCTATAGTTTCGGTCATAGACAAATACACTTTCCCATCATAAAGAACTGGTTTCCGATTGGAACTTGGCCTACCCTTCATCATTTCACTATGTCGCTTATGCTTCTCCTTATCATTTCTATTTCTTTCTGCCATTTTTTTTAAATTTTCTGTGTAGTAAGACATTGGTCTTGGATTATTTTTTAATTTTTCTTTCCAAGTATTTGATTGTTTTTGTCTTACCTCTTTCGGGATTTTTTTTCCCTTTAATTTTATTTTATTTGCCGCACCTATTTTTGCTCTAACATCTGGTCTTTTTGTTGGACTATCATCACCATACATTTTAGGAGGAGCATTACCACCATCGGCAATATTCATTAACATACCAGTCCCATCACATTTTTTGCCAAATATGGCAATCATATAAACTTCGTGTCTAAATGCCTCTTCTTCAGTAAGATTCTGTTTTAACTTTATTATTCTATTTTTATCTTTTGGTGGATTACAATTTTTTCCTCTATGGTCATATAATCTGCGACATTTACCTTTTCCAATGTAATATGGCAATCCATCATTTTGAAGATAAGCATATGTATAATATTCGCCCATTTTTATCGCAGTCTTTTTAGTTATTTATAACTAAAAAAGTTCATTCTCTGTGATTACCTTGAACTCATATCCTCTATCAGCACACCATTCTTTTGCTGCTTCCCACTTTGATTGATTTTTAGCATACTCATAAACCTCACGAATATAATTCTTTGTCTGCCTTTGAGGTTTTGGTGGCGGAACAGTTTGTTTTTTAGGTTTGATTTCGATCATATATTTTTTAATTGAACCATCAGATTCTTTGACTTTTATGAGAAAGTCTGGGAAATATCTATGAATCTTACCGTCTAATGGTGAACGGTATGGAATGCATTTTTCTTCAGATTCCCAAGATATAATTTTTTCATTTAAGTCACAATAAACACAAAACTTTCTTTCCCATAGAGACCTATAAATGATATTTGTGGGATCTCCATTATACTTTTGAGGAAATGAAGGTTGATATTTTCCCTTATAAGACATCTAAATACTTATAACATAAGACTCGTATAAGGTATTTAGAGTGGCTATTAAACGCAGAATATCTGATATAAAACCACTATTAACAAATCTTGCCCAATCTTCACACTATGAAGTTCAATTTGGTGGATTGCCAGATCAATTAAAAGATTATCTTCGTAAAAGAGGAGTTACATCTAGATTTGTTGTGGGTGATGCTGGATTGCTATGTTATTCCGCTTCTCTTCCCACCTCCCAATTGAATGTAAAAATGGTTGATGGAAACTATATGGGAGTTCAAGAAAAGTTTGCCTATAGTAGAAGTTATAGTGAAATAACACTTGAATTTTATGTTGATAGTAAATATAAAACTCTTAAATTTCTAGAATCCTGGATAGAATTTATTGCGAGTGGGTCGCATAATAATATTAATGGTGTTTCTCCAGCAGTTAGTCAAAATGAAGAAAATTATTTTGTAAGAATGCAATATCCAGAATATTATAAATCTAATTTTACCAGAATTATTAAATTTGATAGAGACTATAAAGCAGAAATCGAATATACCTTCAAAGGGTTTTGGCCAATATATATAAGTCCTCCGCAGATTTCTTATGTTGCTTCAGATGTCTTAAAAGTATCAGCTTCATTTCAATATGACCGTTATATTGCTGGCAAAGCATTAAGTATTAATCAGTATAGAGGAAACGATAATAATAAAGAATCGAATGATCCAAAACAAAATCAAACTATTTCTCAAGAACCATTAGTTCCAGTTCGTGGTCAGAGTGGCGTTGTTTTTTATAATCCGAATATTGACACAAGAACGACTGCTGAAGTTAATAGAAGATTTTTTGATTCTACTGGACAACCGATCATCAACTAAATATTTTTAATCAAATAACTTATTATGCCTTTACCAAAGATTTCTACACCAACATATGAGTTGGAAATTCCTTCTTTAAAAAAGTCAGTCAAGTATCGCCCCTTTCTAGTTAAGGAGGAAAAAATTCTTATCATCGCAATGGAGAGTGAGGATCCAAAGCAGATTGCTGAAGCAGTAAAAACAGTAATTGGGAATTGTATTATTACCAGAGGTATCAAGATTGAACAACTTTCAACTTTTGATATTGAATATCTTTTTCTGAATATCAGAGGTAAATCTGTTGGGGAGGAAGTTGATGTTCTTATTACTTGCCCGGATGATGAAAAAACCCAAGTTCCAGTAAGTATTAATCTAGATGAGATTAAAGTTCAGGTAAAATCAGACCACTCTCGTGATATTAAACTTGATGATAGTTTAACCTTGAGAATGAAGTATCCTTCGATGGAAGAATTTATTAAGAGTAATTTTTCAAATGAATCTGAAGTATCAGTTGAAGATACTTTTGGTATGATTACCTCTTGTGTTGAACAAATCTATAATGAAGAGGAATCTTGGGCAGCATCTGATGTAACTAAAAAAGAGTTGAATGAGTTTCTTGAGCAACTTACATCAAGTCAATTTAAAGAAATAGAAAGATTCTTTGAGACTATGCCCAAACTTTCTCATACAATTAATATCAAAAATCCAAATACTGGAGTAGAAAGTGAAGTTGTTCTTGAGGGATTAACATCTTTTTTCGCCTAGCGATGGCGCATGAAGATCTTGCGTCATATTATAAAACTAATTTTGCACTGCTTCAGCATCATAAATATTCTTTGAGTGATTTAGAGAATATGATACCGTGGGAGAGGGAAGTTTATGTTGGTCTTCTCCAACAGTATATTGAAGAAGAAAACCTGAAGAACGCATCTAATGGATAGTTATAGTTCACCACTAGTTTCAATTCAAGGACAACTTGATAATATTCGTTCAGAAGTTTCTGGTGTAACCTTTGGATTGCAAGGTATTGCATCGCTAATACAGAGTGATAGTGCTTTAGAATCTCAAAGACTTCGTTTAGAGCAGGATCAGGAAAAGCAATTAGTAGAAAGACAAATAAGAGTTGGTCAAGAAGGGCAATTACAACAAACTGTTTCTGCAGCACTTGTTGCACCTATAAAAAAAATAGAACCACAACTAACTTCTACTTTTGATAGGGCAACTGATGCTCTTAAAAGATTATTTGGAACTGGATTTGGTCTTTTAGGAATATCTGCTCTTACAAAAGGTACAGCAGCAAATCTACGAAAACTAACTGACATTCGTGGCATCTTTAAATCATCTCTTGGATTTGTTACTTCTTCTTTCTCTCTTATGAGGGGGGGATTTACTAGAGTTATTAATTCTATTCGTGCGGTTACATCTAAAGTTTTTGATATTGCAACAGATTTAGCAAAATCGCCTCTAAAAGCAGTTTCTGATTTATTTAAAAACTTTTTGAAGGTAAAACCAGGTGCTGCCGCTGCTGGAGCAGGTGCGGCAGCGGCAGCAGCAGGTGGATTTAATATCTTATCATTATTGGGTAAAGGAGTTACTGCACTTGGAGGTGCAGCAGATGTATCAAGTGGTCAGAATTTTGATGCTGCATTAGCATTCACTTCATTACTTATTCCTCAAACAAGACTAATTACTGGTACTGCATATGCTGCTGATACAATTGCAGAAATATTTGGTGGAAATATTTTTGGAAAAAATTCAAATCAAAAACCAGGTGCTCCAGCAGCACAAAATCCAATGATACCAAAGTTTGAATTAGGAAAAAATATTAATTTTTCTTCTTTACAAGCATTTGCTTCTGATAAAGTAGATCAATTCAAAGATATGTTGGGATTTAATGGTCCTCCAGGTCCTCAACCAGGTTCTCCAGAAATACCAACAGAAAACGGTAAAGATACACCAGGACCAAAATCAATTCCAGTGGTTCCATATAGACCACCAGCACAAATTCAACCAGCACAAACACAAACTCCAAATGTTGGACCATCGCCAGAACCAAAACCAGATATCATTTATACAACAACTGGAAATCAGCAACAAGGAGTAGCACAGGATCAACAATCTGGACCTATTACTGATGTTCCCTTAATTTCCTCATCAAATCCAGATAATTTCTACACATTATACTCACAACTTAACTATAATGTGGTGATGTAAGATGGCAGTTATTCCTAATAATATTTTTAGAACCATATCAGATACCAAACAGCAAACGGCATCATCTAAAAGGACTATTTTTGGTATTTCTAATATATTATCTAAAAAGATAACCGATAGAAAAAATATTGGATCGAGTATAAGATTATTCAAGAACAGAAGAATACAAATTGGAAAAAGGAAAGCACTTCAAGATCAAGTTTCTGCTCCAACAGTCGTAACTAAAATAGGTGGACCAAGAGCATTAGCACAAGCTTCTAATGAAACTAGTTTAAAAGATAGATTATTTGGTTTTATTGGATATCTTTCTGCTGGTTGGATATTAGGAAATCTACCAACTTGGATTGCATTGGGTGAGCAATTTACTGGAAGAATTATAAAGGCAACATCTATTTTGAGTGAATATGGTGATGAAACGATGAAGATAATAAGTAGTTTGGGTGAAATTCTTCAATCAGCATTTATTAATCTAGCAAATCTTGATTTTACTGATAGTTCTTTTCTTGTCAGATCTTCTTTTCAAGATTTAATTACAAATATCGATGGACTAGGTGTAGGTATTAGTGAGGCATTTGCTGTTCTTACTGAACCATTTAAAAATATTCCAAAGATTGGAACTATTAGTGAAGAACCTGATGCTTATAATCAACCTGGAACTGCTCTTCCTGATGCTCAATCTGCAGAGATGTATCGCATTGCTGCTGCACTTTCTACCGAAGGATCTGGAGCACAATCTACAGTTGATATGATGCAAGTAATTGTAAATAGAAAAGCATCTGGAAGATATGGTTCGACGTATACAGATATTCTCGCTGCGGGAGAAAGTGTAGAAAGGTCACACTTCCAAGGAGTTTGGAAAAGACCTGGTGGACCGAAAGGATTTAGAAAAATTGAAACATTAGAAGATGCTGCTAAATGGTCTGGACAAAGTAAGGGTACTCTTTTAAAAATTATCGAAAACATTCAA